TATACCGCCCTCATACTCATTATTAAATACATAAATTCCATTAACATTCTTGGCCAGTCCCTATCTTTCCAACCAAAATATACCCACATTATACAGGCGATTATACTAAAAGTCCAACCAACCCATTGTGTCGCAATGTTGGCACTTGATAAGATGTAAACACTTATCATAGCCAATCCAAAGCCTAACCATCTTGCTCCATTTAAATCTCTATAATACCTTATTTTCATACTGTCTTTTGAGAGCTTCATAAGCTACTCCACTTCCTATTTCATTTAGAGTAAATTGGTGTTCAGACATAACCGTCATCCACTCTCTGATTGTTCTAACATTAGGTTTATATGGTGTTTCAATCATATTTAATTCTGTAGTACATACAGATGAAGCAACATTATCCTTATATGTTATAGCTGGTACATTATGTGTAACAGCGTCAACAGCTGCTAATGACATATTAGTAACCAAACAATATGTATCTTTTAAATCTTCTAATAAAGGTTTATCCCACCACTTATTTCCTGGTCTTGGTTTATTTCTTACCTCTATTTCTCTTTTAGTATATTTCTTTAATTCTTTTACTGTATTATCTATCCACTCTTCCTGTGTAATATTATTAATATAGTAAGATACTGTAGGAGATGAAGGACAAACAAGTATCTTTTTTCTACCCTCTGCCCAACCAGGATAAATTGTTACAATACCTTTTTCTCTTAATATATCTAATCTTTTACCATCTGTTAATATTCCACCTTTTGTATGAATACTACCTTTTACTATTCTAAAATAAGTATTATCTTTATTATGTATTTCAGGTTTAGGGTATCTTGTAATTTGTTCAGTAAAATAACCTAAATCTACATACCACCATTCTTCACCTTTATTTTCACATTCTTTGATTAGACCCATATTATTGGCACCTAAACCCCAAAAGAAATGTATGTTTCTATCTTCATCTTTCCAACCTTTTTCTATATCAGGCCATATTTGATGTGAGAGGCAATCGTTCCATCTCATTTTGTGGCATATTATCATAAGTCTATTCTCGTTAAATTGTAATAAAGTTCAAACCATTCGTTACAGTAATCACTATCTGCATAATCTTTAAAGTAAGGACCACCTAAAGTCCAATGTACATTCTTTACATCTTTATTGTAAGGGTATTTTGTTTCACCTACTAACCAGTTCCATTCTAATGGCAGTTCACCTATATTACCCTCATGTGTCCATTCAAATTGGTGTAAATCTAAACCACTTGCCGTTTCAACATATTCTTTTGATAATGTTTTACATCTATGGTTGTTAAATAACATTACACTTGACCAGTTCTTTTTAGGAAATGCCAAGTTTTTTGCACCTCTAAATTTAGTTGTAGCATTTGGTACATAATCATGTTTACAAACCATAACTGATTTATTTTCATCTCTTTTATCCCATAGCTCTTTTATATCAGTTCTAAACATCATGTCACAATCTAAAAATAATGACCAACCTTTATAGTCTGAAAGATACGGTACTAAAAATCTACTAAACGCAAAATCTGTTGACTGTTTATCAGTCTTAGGTCTATTGAATATATTTTTTAATGTACTTAAACATATTGGTGTAATACTTACTGGTTCACTTGCGTGTTTTCTAATACTCTCTGCAAGTACATGAAAGGCTATAGTTTCGCCTTCATCATATCCTATAAAAACATTTATCATGCTCTAGCCTCCGGACTTCTACCTTGTAGTTTTCTAGGACCTTTTGTATGGTCATAAACAGGACCTAATATACTTCTTGCTTGTACATGACCTGGTTTACCATCACCAATATTGTGATTTCTTACACCTCTGTTTTCAAACTCTTTTCTTGCATAGTCCCAAACAAAACTATCGTGTTGTTGTGATAAATTATAGATACCGTCTGTATCGTATAAATCTTTCATTCTTTGTGCATATGATTTAGTTTGTGGGTGTTTTAAGTTCCAATATAAAAAACCACATTCTGAATATGTATTGCCTCTACCTAGATAACTCATCATACAATCATCTCTATGTAAATGTTTCTCAACCCATTCTGCGTCAATAGGTTTATAAAATACACTATCAATATCAATACCAATTACACCATCATAGTCTTCATTATTAATTAATTGGTCTGTATATGAATATACTTTATAACAGAAACGAACACCATCTTTTAAATATTCATTTCCTTTTTTCTTAAATTCTGTTATGGCCATTCTATGTTTGTTTCTCTCAACAAACTCCTCACAGCTTGGCACTTCATCATAGATACTTCTAACTATCGTATTATAGTTTGGTATATCTAACATATCTTCACTATAAACTGTTAAGTCAAAAGGCCAGTTATAAGTTTCAAAAAATCTTTTAGCGTAACTATTATATAATTTTTTATTTAGGGTCGTAACTACTTGAATTTTCATAACCGACCTTTTGTATATAATAACTATCTACAATATCTGATATGGGGTTACCAACTTTTTCAGTATCAAATAGTTTCTTCAAATCAATTTTTGTTTCTTTCACAAATGCCTCATACATCATGTCTTTGTCTGCGTTACCTTTACCTGTAGCACCTTTTTTAACAACACTAGGCACTACTATATCATACGATATATTTCTTTCTTGTAAACAATATTTGAGTATGCCACAATTTTCAGCTATTTGAAAAAGACCTTGACCTTTAGAACCATAAGAATAGCCTTCAATATAAACTTTTAAATTATTACCTAGTATGTGAAATTTATTGATTGCCCATTTAGATATATTAGAAAATCTTTCTATGGGTGTATTGTAATCTTGGTGTTCATCGCCAATAATATTGTTAGCAATCTTACCTAGATGTTTCTTTTTCTTTGTCAAATAATAAAACATAATATCATTGTCATTATTTACACAAACACAAGGACTGGTTAAACTATAATCAATTCCAATTATCGTCTTCTTCGTCTTGTTCTTTATTAATCCATTCAACATTGTCTTCCTCATCTTCTACTTCAAATCCACAGAAAGGACAAGTAAGAGGTTCTAAATCTTGCTCATCAATATCCCATGCTACACTATATTTAGTTTCACAGGAAGAACAGGTTTTTGTTACTTTATTATTCATTATAGTTTAAATTTTTTAAATTGGTCTTTTGTAACATCTTGTTTAATACCACCAATTACATAAGATTCAATTTCAGTTTCTTGTGGTGCGTTTTGTGTACCCTTTGAATTCAACCAATGGTCTACCCATGGTAAAGGGTTTGTTTTTTGTTCGTATCTTGGTTCTAAGCCAATACCTTTCATTCTTCGGTTTGCCATGTACTCTACAAATTGATGTAATAGTTTTTCTGATAAACCTATCATACTTCCTTTTGAAAATAAATGTGTCGCCCACCTTTTTTCCTCTGCTAATGCGTCATCATACATTTTATATACTTCTTTTTCACATTCTTTTCTAATCTTTAACATGTCTTTATCATCATTACGGTCATGCCAATTATTAATTACGGTCTGCGACATTGCAAGGTGTTGACTTTCATCTCTAGCAATAAAAGAAATAATCTTAGCAGAACCTTCTAAAAGTTTTAATTCACCAAATGCAAAACTACAAGCAAATGAAACATAGAAACGCAAGCCTTCTAATATGTTTACTGTACACATAGCTAGATACATTTTCTTTTTAAGTTCGTATAGTTCAACTTTGTCTTTGTCTAAATGCCATCTATAACCTAAATCAATTAGTTCATCATACATTTTTGTAACAGACTTACTTCTCTTTTCAATCTTTTCGTCTTCGATAATTGTATCAAATACTTCACTTGGATTAGAATATAAATTTTTAATTATATATGTATAACTTCTACTGTGAATTGTTTCCATGAAATCCCATGTTACAATACAACCCTCTAATTCTGGATTAGATACAAATGGTAAAAAGGCCAAACAAGGTCCTCTTCCTTGAACACTATCTAACATAGTTTGATACTTTAAGTTTGATGTAAAGATAAACTTTTGTTGGTCAGATAGGTCTTGATAGTCATTTCTATCTTTCTGTAGTGAAATCTCCTCTGGTCTCCAGAAATAACCTATCTGTTGTTGATTCAACTTATCAAATATAGGATACTTC